AGCTTTCAGAGTATGAACAAGAAGATAACACGAAGTCGAGTCAGACATTTGCTTGCTCTGGTGACGTGTGTGAAGTAGTCGATATAACATAGGAGTTAAATATGGACGTAATAGCAACAGCAATAATCGTTTTCTTTGCTACATTCAGTGTAACAGAGAAGTATCTTGAACCTTGGGTCAACGATAAAGTTGAACAGTATTATGAAGCAAAGGAATAAGTAAATGGCTTGGGTATTAGTAGCACTCTTTATATTTGATGGAGAGCCAATGATTATGAGTGACAACATCTTGTATGAAAATAGAGATAAATGTAATGTGGCTGCAGATATACGTAGCAAATACTTAGAGGCTACTAGACCTGAGTATATGGAAGACGCAAAATACTGGGTATGGTGTACTCAGATACCACAGGAAGTATAATGAAACTAGAACGTGAAGCTACAGATTACATGGAGGCAAAGCGTGAACAATTCAAGAAAGACTTGAACAAAGCCATAAGAGTGGCAGACAAATTCCTGCTAGATAACCTTGAGGACAATGACCAGCGCAAGAAAGCTAGAGATAAACTCCTTGAGTGTAAGATGTGGGCAGGACATAGCTATACAAAATAAAAAGGGCGCTTAATGCGCCCCTTCTTTTATACACAGTCACAGGTTGGACTGCACTTTTTATTTCTTAAGGCACACCATAGCCTCCATAAGTATTTTCTCATAGATCACCTCCTATATTTTAGCTACTGTTTTATACATATCTTTTAGATAGTCTACGTAGTCTAGGATAATACCTAGCTCTCTGTAATCCATATCTTCTACTTTACCATCTATTCCAAACTGTTCTTTAGCCATACGTAAAGCATCAGTTCTTATTTCTTTATCAACTCCTGAAACCTTTGTTGCCATCCTAAGTCTAGCATTCTCATTACCTCCATGTCCTTCCTCCATACGTTTACGCACGTAGCTTTTAATATTGCTTACTCTCTTTTTAAGTAGCTGCCTTCTAGCATTGAGGTCACCATTCTTAAATTTAGGAGTGTCTATGAGTCTCTGTAGTTCACTCTCCATGATAGGAGCCACCATTGTATTAAACACTTTGTCATATTCAGGCACTTTGGTACGCTCACTGGCTGTCCAATCATGCATCTCAGACATGGTGTATGCTTTTTCTGTAGCTGTTCTTCCAGGTTTTATTCGCAAACCAAAGATACGAGCAAGAGGATTGGGGTCATAAATCTCACCTTCTCTACTTGCCACTCTTAGTTCTTCTCCTGTGAGAGCATCATCTCCAAACCCTGCACCCTTTCTATCTAATGAATCAAGCAAGCTTTCAAATATATTGTCTACATACTTGGTAGCTGACTGTGTAAAGACATTCATGCCATCTGCCTGACGGACATCTTTACCTGTATCATTTCCTACAACGAAACCATGTAGTTTGTTTACGAAATCTAATGGGCGAGTAACACCTGCAACAATATTACCTGTGGCTTTGTAGAAAGCGTCTAGGTTTGCGCCACGATTTGCACCTTCTTGACCCACGTTTGTAATAGCGTCTAGTGCGTTCATCAAGTCGTTACCAAACTGTATGTCTTTTGCTACCTGTCCTACCGCAAGCTGAGTTAATGCTTCTGTTGTTAGCTCTTTAGGTACAGGCTTACCCTCACGCATGTTGTTGCCCACACGTCCTACAGCTAGGAATATGGAGAATGGGAATGTGTTCTTTGCATCAACAATAGTACCACCTCCAACATTTATATCAAACACACCAAGATTTTGCTTCTGTCTTTCTTTGTCATATTCCATAGCTAGACCTAAACCAGTGCTACCAACTAAGAACCTACCAAATGCTTCTCTTTCATCTAAGGTTGCTTCTGTGTTTAATATACCTTTACCTGTTCTAACATCCTTAGATTCTCTAAACATCCAACCTAGTGATTTACTTCTTCTAGTAAAGTCTCTAAGGATACCCATACCTGCAAGAGGTGACCACTGATAAGCAGAACCAACAACGTTATTCATAAACCTACCAAAAGGTATAATAGTACCTATTCCCGGCGTGTTTGAAGCGGTTTCAACTAGCTTTGCCACCTGTCCTAAAAGCTGGTCATTTGTTTGTGTGTAGTCCTTTGCGTACACAGATTTAAGAGTAGTGTCTATTGCAGCTTGTATTACATCCTCGCCTATCTCTGCGCCATCATCGTTCAAAGCTTGACGTAGTGTCATATTCTTTTCTGTGCGTAGATACTTGTCCATCTCAGTCATAAACATTTGAGACTTTGTAAATGTGTCCTGTATTCTAACACCTGAGATTTGTGCTGACGCATCTGCTACAGCTTCTGTAACCTTTACCATCTTTCCGTTAGGATCTATTCCATATCTTGCTGCCGTTGACTGATCAACACCACCTGCATATGTTTCGAATAGTATTTTCTTTAGGTCTTTGTTTTCTTCTTTAGCAAGAAACCTCATGTACTCGTTATGAGTAGTGTAAGGGTCTAGTAAGTTGCGAAACTTTTGACCCTGCATCATAGTCAAAGCTCTTGCCTGTTGAAATGTTCTTGTAGCTTCTTTAGGATTAGTATACACCTGAGCCAAACCTTTTGCTCCCAATATACCAGAGTTAAATATGTCTGCCATAGTTTGCCCTAAGTAGAACTGTCCAAAGCCAAACACGTTGATAGCAGTTGTAGCAGGTGAGGACACAAGCATACGCTTCCACACAGACTGACCATATCTTAGTCTCTGCGCTCTCTTTAGTTCTTTGCCTATTTCTTGTTTAGCATCTATACTATCTACTGTAGCAGCTAGTGCATCTTGTGCTGATACAATAGAACTATCCAAGACTTTACGAAGTTGAGATTGCACATTCAGAGTAGCACCTGCCTCACTTAATTTCCTAGCAAGTAAATCACTGACCTTACCTTGGTTGCCTGTCAAATCTCCTACCTGAAAACCTGCACCTTTCAATGCTTGGTTTATTTCTAATATGGCATCATCATCAAAGTTACGTACAACGTTTGTCATCAAGTCAGAGACTGTCATTTTCCTAGTCATCTTGATGCCGTTTGCTTTCATAACTTTAGCAATACCACCTAGAGTTTCTTCTGTGCCTTTATAGTCTACACCAAACACAATATCGTTTATAAGTTCTGATGGCATAACAGCTTGATCGTAGAGTTTGCCTCTTTCTACTTTTTTACCCCATTCATCTGCAGCTTGTATGAATGTATTCTTTACTTTTTTAGTTTGGTCTGATGGCAGTAAAGGCATAGCTTCTTCTATGATCCTGTTTGTCACACCTGCCAACGCTTCATCTGCATCCTCTGCAAGATTAGATGCACCACGAAACTTACCAAAGCCTAGCTGTGCAGCACCTGCCACACCACCAAGTAAAGAAGAGAAACCTGTCTGTAGTAGGCTATACTTTTCCTGTGACCCTGCTCTCATAAGAGTTCTTTGAGCCATGTTATCCTGCAATACAGCAGCAGTAGAGTCTAAGGCAACAGTTGCAATTAGAGACTTCTTACCTGCAGAATCAAACAGTTTATCCTGTGCTTCTCTAGATGCTTTTCTAGCTAACATTCTACGGTTTTCTTTAGCTACCTGTTTAGCAACTCTTGCTGCCGCTTTATCTGCTGCATTACTACTAGCACCTCTAGCTACTGCTCTCTTAGCTGCAATCTTTCCTGCCTTAAGACCTGCTTCTTTTGCTGCTTCTCTACCTGCACCACCCAACGCAGCTTCTCTTGCTGCTTTACGGACTATTTCGTTTACCGCTTTTTTGCCTCCAAAAGTAACAGCACCTGCTGCAAACTTTCCAACACCACCAGTAAGTAAGCCTAAGTAGTTTGTTGGATCTTTTGCCCCTGCCATGAGGTAGTCTCCTACACCACTAACTGCACCAAACGCACCATCATTTACAAACACATTACCTAAATTGTCGTATATATCATATGCACGTTTTACTTTTAGTTTCTTTGCTTCATCTGCTTTTGAAACAAAGCGCATCTCACCAGAGGTAGAGAGAACATTTGTGTTGAAGTACCGCATGTGTTTTACAAAGTCATCTACAACTTTTTCATCAGGAGCATCTCTATAGTCAACACCTTTACGTTCTATCATGTAGTCACGAATAGGATTAAGGTATTGGCTGTCTTTTACTATATCGTCTACGGTAAGAGAATCTTCACCAAATACAGGATCTCTTGTAGCACCTTCATAGGATGAGGATGTACGACTAGTGATTCCAACACCACGATATTGGTTCATTAAATTGTTGAAGCTACTCATTACTCACCTTTTAATTGTTTAGGAGATCCATCAGGATTGTGTGTTGCACCAAACAATTCATCCCATTGATTAGGTCTTAGGCGTTCAGGCACAGGTGCGTTGCCTTTATAGATTTCTTCTATATCCTCACCACCAAGACCTGCTCCACCTAAAATATTACCAAGTCCTAACTCTGGTCTAGGTGGTACTCCCATTACGACATTCCCCTCGTCATCACGGTAGTATACATTTTCTTGTATTCTTTGCTTTGTAAGTAACGCTTCTTCTTCAGTTGCTGTAAGGGGCGTTGGCGCTTTTTTATTTTTTTCGACAATCTTTTTAACTGTTTCTGATGCCTCTTCAATAGTCGGTATTTCTCCTTCTTCTTCTTCTAGGTCTGGTAAAAATTCTGCTCTTAAATCGTTGTAGTATTCTAATCCAGTTGTATCATCTTCACCCCCACCTTCTTGGTTCATGGTGCGTATGATTATATCCTTTGTCATTGAGTCATCAAAGAAGCCTGTTGGTGTGTAATCCTCTGCAGCTTTACGAATTAGGAAGTCTGCTTGCTCTAAACGTATTGCCATAGTTGCGTGTGCTTTTGCTTGCTGACCGCTTAGTACAACACCGTCTACTATATATTGATTTTGCATCCCTAATTCATATGCTGCATTAACCTCATGCTCTCTAGCTTTCAGTCCATCGTTCTGTGCTGCTATTACATCGTTCCCAAAATCAAACTTAGCTTGAGAGTTAAAGTTAGGCATATCTGCAAAAGTCATAGTAGCATTAGGCACAAGAGATTTGTACTCAGATTGTTGGGCTAGGAAGTTTATATCAGATATGGACATATCGCCATAGAAATCCCCCTTATCAATTTCTCTATCTACCTTTGCTCTCTCATCAAAACCAAACAGATCTCTCATACCTCCCACCTGTGGTGTTGGTGTTGGGTCTGTGGCTTCAGGTCTAGTAAGACTGCCACCATAAGTTTCCCTTGCTACCTTATCCAACTGCATGGTAATGTACTTAGGGTCTATACTTGGTATGCCTGTCATAGCAATACCAACATCAATATCTTCCTGTGTTAGCTGTTGACCTGCAATTAAATTATTTTCTGAGGCTATCTGTTGAAGCTTTGTATAGAAATCCTGAATACCTCCTGCTCCTGAAGACATAGCAGCAATAACTTGCTCTTTAGTAGCACCAAGTTGCATAGCTTGTCTGCCTATTTGTGCAGCTTGTTGCGCTCTTTGATTACGAACCCTAACTAGATCTAGATTACGTTCAGCCTTTTGCTTTTGTTCTTCTTTATATTCTTTGGCTTCTGTTTCTCTTTCTTCTATACCTTCAGTAATTTCTTCTAAGAATCCACCTGCGAAGGATTTCCAATCAAAACTCATACTCTTATCCTTTCGCCATTAAGCCCATAGGCTTTTCTTCTGGGGTTGCTTCTTCCTCTTCAGTCTCACCTGCGTCAACTACTTCTTGCAACATTTGCTTTCCGGGATCTGCATCATCAGGGTTTTCAGACAAATAGTTTGCAACTAACATTTTCATTCTATCTATTTCTTTTTCTTTAGATTGTTTCTCATAATCTATGCCGTCTTCATCAACCTTAATACCCATAGTTTCAACAGCTTCTTTTAGGAAGTTGTGTATTGTTGGACCAACTCGCATAGCCGCATCTACTGAGTGCAATCCTCTCATAGTACCTGCTGTAGTTATGGACTCAACAACAGGCTTTAGGGGTATACCTGTTTCCATTAACACAGCTATGTCATCTATCACATCTTTGTTAGCTAACTTCTTAACATAGTATACGGTAATATCCGTTATGTCAGACATCTCTGCAGGGTTCTCCCAAGGATTATTTTTAGGTTCGTCTGTGAGAGCTTGTCCTGGAATTGGTCTATCAAATGGGTTCATCTTTTTATCCTACTTAGTAAATCCTGCACCAAAGTATAAGCCTACGATAGCTGATACAATGTGTGTATCTAGTGGTGTTATTACAAAGCCTTGTGCGTACTGCCACTTGACTAGTTCTGGCCCTGCCCCAAAGATAAAATCTAAGAAGCCTACCTGTACCTCAGTGTAGCCTACGTACACACCTACTTCTGGGTAGAACACAGCAACCAACTTCGGCAACACTATTATAGCAAAGACTGCAGATAATGCAATAAGTCTTCTTGTCCATGCGAAGTGTTTATCATTCTTTCCAGCGTTACGTGCATCAGCTACAAACCCTGCGTTTGCGTTGGCACGTTCCATGAGCATCTTGTTCTGCTCTTGTTTCATCTTCATGCTCTGCCCCCAGATGGACATCACTCCACCTAAGACTGTGGAGCCAAGCATTGTTATTAGTTCTAGTGGTAGTCCAAACATTTTATATCCTATTAGCTTCTTTTGCTAGTGTATCAGATAACCCCTTCATCCTACGTTTAACTCCACGCAAGGTTGTTGTTCTGTATTCGTTGTTATCTAAAAATTCTTCGGATGCCTCCTGAAACTTACCCTCATTTATTAAGTCTATGGTTATAGGACTTCCTGCTATACCACCCCTAAACCAACTCTGTGCTATTTCTATTTGTAACTCTTGACTCAATCTATCAAAGTTTTTAATTTTACTTTTTATCTTAGGTATTCTTTTTGCTAAGTCTTTACGTAGTAAAGCATCTGCCTCTTTTGCAGTAATAGTTTGACCTTCTTTTACATCAGCCCCATAGTGTCCATGTCCTATAGTGTAAAACTCTTCACCAAACTTTTTCTCTGCTACGTAATCAATACCCTCTTCTGTCTTTAGTCTAGTTATGATAGCATCATTTAAAGGTATCTTTGGTTTGTGTGGAGGTAATGCGTGGACTAATGGGTAGGCTGTTTTAATAGGTTCAAGCTCTTTCATACTTGTAGCGTTCTTTACTACTTCTGCATCATCATCTCTGTATATGGGTATCTTTATATCTTTACCTGCCACTATTCTATTTTTATCTTCTATCTTATTAAGATACATTAGTTCTTGAACAGTAGTGCCTGTTGCATCAGCTATCTCACCTAAAGTATCACCTGATTGTATTGTGTAGGCTGCAGTATTTGTAGGAGAACCAATAAGTATAGGTTGACTTTCCATAGTAGGAGAACCCAAGCCCTTACCAACAACTTGGTTTCTGTCAATAGTAGGTACTTCATCAACGCCACCTATCTGTGGTGTGGTGTCTATGTTGGGTTGTGTTCTTGGCTGACTAGGACCACCAGTTAGCTTTGACATATCTATAAAGTCATAACCACCAGTGTTAATACCACTTTCAGTTACAGGTACTGGATCTGGTATAACAAACATAGGATCACTATTGTATGCATCTAATAGAAACATATCATCATCACGTGGTTCTGGTTTATTCATACCAAAGAACTGCGCTCCGTAGTATTTCATTCCATCATATATCTTTTGGTCTAGGTTTCTATCGTCTGGTTTTTCTCCAAACGTTTTAATCTTTTTATCTACCTTTGCTTGAGAAGGTAGTTTTATTTCATCATAGCCAACTGCAGCCTGACTACTAGTATCATAAGCACTAGATGAATAGTCAGGTACACCTAACCCTTTTCTCAGCCCCTGCTGCTTACTAGTCTGTGTTCCTGCTGCTCGACTGAAGGCCAGTTGCTGTGCTGCAAACGTTTGTCTAGGATCATATGTCATTTTTATACCTGTATTATTAGAAGATAGAATCCAAGGCTCTTTCGGTGAGCTTACCAACGAAACCCCCAAGTCCTTTTTCGAAAGCACTAGAGCCACCATCAGTAGCACTGATTTTAGCAGTAGCAATGTTGTTATCCCTTTGTTTTGCGTTTTCAGAGGACTTCCATGCCCACCCTAGTATGTCTCTTTCTCTTTGTAGTACAGCATCATAGGCTGCTCTTGTCAGATTATTAGCTGCCATAGCTGCATCACGGTTAGCTTGGTTAGCAGCGGCATTATCTGCAGTAGTTATACTCTGCGCCCACTTAGCATTTGCTTGTGCTATTACAAGATGATTCTGTGCATTAAACTGGTCACGTGCATTAGTCTGTGCAGTGTTAAATCTACCAATAGCATTTGCTTCACCTGCATTAAAACGTTCCATTGCATTGGTTTGCTCTGAGTTAAACTGTGAAACCTGAGTAGCCATAGTAGAAAAGAATTGATCAGTCTGGTTCTGTGATGTAGCGTTGAACTGTTTGGCTGCATTGTCTGCTGATTGATCAGACATAATAGAAGCTATTTGAGCCTGTGCTTTGAACATAGTGGTTTGTTGCTCATTAGATAGGTTAGTCATATCCATTGCCAAGAATGAGTCAGCATTTTGTTTAGCTGCTTGCTGCCTGTTGTTTAAGTTAGCCATGTCCATCTGTGACATAGTAGCAGCATCAGCCATGACTTTGGCTTGTTGGTTTGATAAGTTAGTTAAGTCTACAGTCTGAGCCATCCTAGCATTTTCTAGTGCTACTTGTTGCTCTGCACTAAAGTTAATGTTAGCTATTTCTGATACACGTGCTGCATTCTTAACTTTAGTTTGAAAGCCTTGATCAAACTCTTGTCCTAAAAATCTTGCACGTTGTTCTGCTTTAGCCATAGCCATTTGTTGTTTATTAGATGCATCCATCTGAGCGATGGGCAATGCCGATTCCATAGCAGCCTGTACAACTGCCATACCTGCCATAGATGATGCTCCTAATCCACGTGCTTGCATCTGTGCATTTGCATTACGCATAGCACCTGCTGCCCATGATGGTGTGTTACCACCTTGGAAGTCTTGCATCAAATCATCTAGTTCAGTCTTTACAGATGCAGCTTGTTCTTTTGCTAGGGTAGTATCTACCTGTGCCTGATCTACAGTAGTACCACTAATAGTTTGATCTGCTGTCATCTGCATAGGAGTAGGGGCTTGCACTTGTTGTGCCTGTCCTTGTTGAGCAGCTTGTAATCCTAGTGATGATGCTTGTGTTGGGTCTACCTGTGCAGCTTGCATCTGTGCATTAGGAGCAACATTTCCTTGTGCTGCTTGTTGTTGTGTTCCTGCTACTCTAACTGCTGTCTGAGTTGATCCTGCTTGCATTTGATTAGCAGGTGTTGTAGGTGGTGCAACTGTAGGTACATTTGCTGCTGCATTTGTATTTGTAACCTGTGTTGCTACAGGAGCCTGTCCAGTATTTACTGCTATTTGTGTAGGTGTTCCACCAGTATCCGCAATAGTAGCTGCTTTACTAATCATAGTAGTAGGATCAGTCTGTATCTGTCCTGTGGATTGCTGGCCTGTAAGTACACCAGTAGCAGCTTCTACAGGTTTTTGTTCTACTAGTTTTTTGGCTGCTAAAGTAAGCTGACCCATCATAGCTGCTGCAGAAGGACTAGCTGCAAGAAACTGGTTTATAGATTTTTGATCCATTGCACCTTTGTAGCCCAAGGATGGGAGTATTTTCTTTTGCATTACTTCAGGCTTAAACCCTACAAATTTCTTAGCCATATTTTATTTCCCTATTTGCATCCACAATGATGCGGCAATGAATGTTATTACTGCTACTGTTGACATCTTTACAATGGTTGACCATACACCTCTTCGTGTATCACGCCACGTTTCTAGTAAGTTACGCATCTCAATTATATCTTTACGAGCATCGTCATCATGTAACCCTACCTCACGCAACGCTGCTGTAGCACCACGCTTGGCTGCACGATTTAGCATTTCTTCTAATTCATCTGGTGTCATTAGGTATACATCTGATATCTAATTGTCCATAATCCAGAACCCTGCCCTACAACTGCATTGTAGTATGCTAGAATAGTAGCAGACACAGAACTACCAGTAGAGTTGGTGTATTTTACTATCCCAGTTCCTGCAGTTCCTGTAGCTACTGTTGATCCACCAACTTGAACAAGAACAGCACCTGCTAAGTTTGACCACGCAACTATTGTAGAACCATTAGCTATGGATAAAGAAGATATTTGTGTTGCTACTCCGTTTGTTACATTCTCTGTTTTACCACCTACACTATCAGGTGCGCCACCACTACCCCCAGATGCGGAATCAGCGGATGTAATTGCTGTAACGTGTCCATACGAATCTAAGGTAATGTCTTGTATAAAGTTTGTGCCACTATTGTTTACAGAAGCCTGTGTTGAAGTGTCTTCGTGGTCAATAGTAATTGTTGAGTTACTACTTGCGTTAGTGGTAAAGTTTCCACCACCTGTAAGTGCATCACCTGCAGTTATTGTTATGGTAGAATTATTAGCAGCAGCTATATCATTTGTTATTACACCAGTTGTGGAGTTGTATGACATACCTGTACCTGCAGATACAGAACCTCTTGCTCTTGCTGTAGTGTGATATAAGTTAGAAGAACCTTCTGATAAATCATCTGTGTCGTGATTGGCAATAGAGGATACAGTACCAGTTACGTTGCCTGTAAGGTTGCCAGTTACATCACCAGTTACAGCACCTGTCAAATTACCATGAACTCTTGCTACGTTTAGCTCTTTATTCATGTTCCAACGATCATCAGAGTTTGTATATGTAAATGTTGCGTTGGCTCCACCTACAGTAAGACCGCCAGTGTTAGCAGCAGCAGAGCTACCTGCGCCACTTGCGACTGTTATGTTAAGATCTGCGACATCTACAGTAGTAGAGTTAACAGTTGTTGTTGTGCCTTGAACAGTTAGGTTACCTGTAACTACAGCATTGCCACCAACAGTAACGTTTCCTGTGGTTGTGATTGCATCAATGTATCCATGTGACCAGTAGTTAGATGAATCACCTATGGTGTATGTGCTGTCTGCACTTGGTATTAAGTTAGAAGCTACATCTGCAGTGAATGTAACTGTGTCTGAGGCAGCGTTACCTAATACTGTATTACCATTAGCTGTAAGTACACCTGATACATTTACTGTAGTTAATTCACTAGTGCCGCTAGATGTTACATTACCAGTTAAGTTGCCTGTGACATTTCCTGTAACACCACCGTTAGCATTTATAGCACTTGTCATAGTACTTACACCAGTGACAGCAAGAGTACCTGCTATAGCTGTATTACCTGATGAAGAAGCTACAGTAAATTTATTTGTGTTAATGTCAAAGTCGCCATCAATACCAGTTGCGCCAGAAGCAGCTATTGTAGTAAAAGATCCTGCTGCTGCAGTGCTGCCCCCTATAATAGTTGCGTCTATCGTACCACCGTTTATATCTGCTGTATCTGCTACAAGGCTATCTATATTAGCAATTCCATCTAAGTATAAATTTCTCCACTCTTGTGTTGAACTACCTAAATCATATGTATTGTCATCATCAGGAATGAAGTGACTGTCAATGTCTGCACCAAAAGAAACTGTGTCAGTAGCAGCATCACCAAATGTAAGGTTTCCGTTAATGGTTGTATTACCTGTTACAGTTAAATCACCTCCTATAGAAACATCATCTGTAACGGTTAGGTCATCACCTATAGTTACATCACCCCCGAAGAATCCATCCTTCCATCTTCTTGTAGTTTTACCCAAGTCAATGAGGTTATCTACTTTTGGAAATACAGCACTTGCTTCTACCTCCAATTCGTTAGAACCACCGATCTTAGTTACTGGCGCACCACCGCCTGTAGTACCATCATGGTTGTGGCCTGATGATGCATTAAAGGCATTTACAATGGCATTGTATTCATCGTTGAACAAATCGGCATCAATAGGATTGCCGTCAGCTAATTGCCCTGTAGTATCCTGTCTAACATAACCTGTTGGCATAGTTTAGTTCCTTATTGTCTATCGTTTGTTTTGTATTCTAACACAGCAGTGTCTAATGTAAAGCTTGGATTTGTTGTATTGTCTTGTATTCTTACAGAAACAGTCTTTCCTGAACCTATAATATTTACTGGATAAATTTTATCTATAAGTGCGCCAAATTTGTGACCAAAAGCGGAACCAAATTGTGCGCCTTGGTTAAAGAAAGCCACAGACCCAGAGCTAGTTAAAATATTTATAGTGTCTGGTTGTATAATACTGTTTCTTGTATTTGATTCAAAGTCAAACTTTAAGTTAAAGTCTAAGTCTATAGTTCCAAATGGGTCAATAAACCAAACAGCTTTATAAAAAGTCTTCCTTATTTGTGGATCGTTTATAGGCATGAATGCTGATTGAAATACAGCGTTTATGTTTGAACTGTCAAAGGTAGATCCACTTTCACCTTTGTATATATACCCATCACTGTTTGCAAATGCTAAAGTTTCTACTGAACCTTCATATACACTGTCTGCAACATAGGCTTTTATGCCTTTACAAGTTGACCACTCAATTCCTTGAGAGCCTTGAGTTGTAACCTTTGTAGCTATTAGACCTTCAGAGGAAGCCTCTCTCCTACTACTAAGATATGAGAATATTCTGTACTGAGATTTACCTCTAAGTATGTGAGAGCAAAATGTAGACTCTCCACCAACAAAATCTAGAAAAGTTTCTTTTATTTTATCGGATGCAACATCTAGAGCAAAGTCACCTATGCGATCAGTAGCACCTAGCTGCCTAATACCATCGGGAGATAAGTACATAATGTCTCCACCAACTTCCTGTATAGTATCTTTGTTAACACATCCTATCTTTTCTGTAATGGACTGAAGCTGGAAGTCTGCTGCTGTATTACCTACTAATCTACTGATGGTGTCACTTGTAAAAATAACTAGCTGCTCACGAAAGACTGCCATGCCTGTAATGTCGTGAGATAAACTTATACTACCTGCACCATCTGCTACAGAAAAGTTATCTACCGTAAAAGGTGCTGTAAAAAATACTGTATTACCTTTTGAATAAAAAGCAGTACGTTTAAATATAACTACGTTGTCTGCACCCTCTACATCTGTATTTATTTTAGAACTAGATGCTGATAGGAAAGAAGTGTAGTTACCGTTTTGATTGTATATGGCAGGGTAACTTTTACCATCTACAAATACTACCTTGTCATCTCCATCAAAGTTAAACTCAGCATGTTTTACTTTAAGACCGTTTGTATTGTTACTTACTGCTACAGTTGTACTTCCGTTAGAGGCCACCATAGGTGTCCACGTAGTTCCTGTACCAACATAGTAAGCAGTTTTACCTACATCTGAATTTGTAAAAGCAAAAGTAGTTAGACGTGTTAGTACCCAGTTAGTAGATCCGTTACCTGCTGTTGTAACTTTATAAACACCATTCTGTGTTGAGTCAGTTTGTGCATTTACTTTTATCTTACTGTCTACAGCGTATGCGTTGCCGCTTATAGCAAAAGCAGCTTGTGTTCCTGAGTTTGTAAGAGTACCTGCACCACTATTAAATGTAGCAGTTAAGTTAGCGTTGGTTGTTGCTACAGTAGTATGCGATTGATCTAGAAAAACACTGGAAACAGCAGCACTATTTACTTTACGTGCAGCTAGTATACGTGTAGATGAAATAACTTTCAATCCTAAAATTTCAGACTCGCCTGGAACTGTTGTAGAACTGAACTTTGTGTATCCTAATATCTTACTATAACCACCTTCTTTGTTGACCTCAAAGTTACTTAACTGAAAAGCAGAACCTACAGCATTAGTACCTTGCTGAAGCAAGCTCATATTTGAGATTAGACCACCCTTAAACTCAACAGGGAAGGTTTGCCATTGTGTTGCCATTAGTAAGCTACTCTTCTGTCTCTTATTGCGTCAGTACGATTTATGTGTATACTTCTCAGATATTTTATACCGCTTTCAAAATCTTGTTTTGCCATCTGTGCCATCTGTGTATCAGATCTAAACTGATATATTAAACTCATAGCACCTGCTACAATGATGTGTCTATATGACTCTGGTAATACAGGAACATCATCATGTAATAGCATTTCGTAGCCAAGCCTGTAATATTCATAAACTAACTCGTAGGCTTTGTCTGGTTCTGGTACTAGTATGATTTCACGGCTAGGTGTGCGTACTATATGTCTTGGCACACCTCTGTTACTTGTATCAGTGTCGTATTCTTGGTCTACATATTTTTCTAGGTATTCTTCATAGCTTAACTTTTTTAGGTGTTCAGTGCCATTTTCTAGTGTTGCACTTCTTTTTATCCTAAACGTTTCCATGTCTATTGTTTTTGCATCGTCTGGAAAAGGATAACGACTTGTACCTGCAGTTAAAGTGAGAGTCTCCTCTACATGGTTCCAAGGCCATTCAAACTCTTCTTGATTGATGTGTCTTATTGCAGTATTTACTGAGTCTTTAACAAAACTATAGTAACCTGTTGTAATAGAAAAGTCAGTAGTCGTTAATGCTACTTCATTTAATCTTCTGTTGCAGTCGTTTACTAACCCAAGGAAATCATATGCCATTCTATTTCTCCCTGACTGTTAAGAAAATTGTTCTGTTATACGTTAGGCTTGCTGCAGTAGTTATCTGACAAGTTACAGTATACTTAGTGCCAACTACACCTGCTGTAAATCTAACAGTAGCAACAGTAGTTGTATTTGTAGGTTGTACTAAAGTTAATCCGTTAGATGCGTCACCAGAGTAAACGTCTGAGTCTGACATTGTTTCTCCGTTAACTTTCCAAACAACGGTTGCAATAGTATCAGTACCTAAAAAACGTGACCAATCTACACTGTAATCTACCACTTCATCTGGGTCATGGTTAGGCCATTTGTACGCCATGTTACTTCCTTAATAGTTACTAACTTTTTGAATATACACAGTGTAGTTTTGGTAAGGTACAATGTTTACACACCGTTCTCTGCCAAAGTCTGTGCTTAAATAAACTACGTTATTAGAATATATACCACCGTTTAAGGCTGAATCACTATTAACAGCAGCAGTCATAGTTGCAGATACACCTGTAAGTGTGGTGCTACCTTGAGCATCCTCATCATCAAAACTATTTACTGTTAAGTCTAGTGTTGCTGATGCTGAACTTAATGTTATGTTAGCTTCTGCATCAAAACTTATACCTGATGCAAATGTGCTGATAACTCCTGTAGGTGTTGGACTAGCTTTACCACTTGCGGTGGTTGCACTTATTGCTGATGTACCGCTTGTACCCGATACAGTAATGTTACCTTTTGCCTGTGTGTTTCCTGCAGGAAGATTTATAGCACCAGTAACAGTAGTACCAGTAACTGTGATATTACCAACGCCAGTAATTGAAGAAAACGCAGTAGGCGTAGCAGTAGCAGTAACACCTGTAGGTGTAATAGAAGCTTTGGCTATAAAGGTAAGTGTACCAAGTGAAAAGGTACTTTGTGATCCACCTGAAATGTAAGCATTAGCGGCAGCAGATGTTACTGCCTGTGCAAAAGGTGTTTCAGAGAGTGCGGAAAAGCCTAGCATTATCTATGTGTCTTTTGGATCTGTAGGTAACGTTTTAAAAGGATGAGCTATGTAGTCTCTATTTTTACAATGATACTTTTCATTGTCGCTACCTGTTGTGGGGTCTTTATTTTCTTTAGTAACTTCAAAAGGGTAAGGTTTTCTAGGCCATGTAACATCACTTGCATCAGCACTGTCAGGAATTGCATTAACATAACCACGATAAGCAGTTACTTCAGCAGTCTCTGTAAGTAGACCTTGTGCTATCGCTGCATCCAATGCTCGTATAAGTTCGGATTTGTAATGTTTGGTTGCCTGTTGTAAAGCTAACATTTACTTACCTACTCTATATGCTTCTTTATAAAAATCTCTTAACTGGACAATGTAATCTAGATAATCGTCTATCTTCTTTATCCAGTTTTTATCCACCTGTGGATGTATAATACCAGACTTAGGGGATGCAAAAGTTTTGTTAGCCCATTCTACTGGATTTGGATTACTGAATAAATAATAGTTTACGTGTCCAAAAGATGTCGTGTCTCTATTTTGTAATAAGTCAATATGACCAACTTGTTTGTCTAATACTTGTGCTACTAATGCACTCTCAGAAATCATGGTGCTATATATAAAATCAGAGTTCTTGATTAATTCAAATAAATCAGCGTCTTCATCTGCAAAGTTTATACCGCCAAGATATTTATCTAACTCAATATATGCTTCATCCCAAGATATAGGATGCTTTTTGAATACAACATTGTTACGTCCATGCTTACGTAGAATGTATTGTATCTTACCAACACAACAATGTTTCTTTATTTTATTACCACCGGGTAGTATTATTAATGCTTCAGCACCTGTAGAATCAGATTTATTTGTATAGTTATATTTGCTAAAAGTGTTTTCTGTTTCTATCTTATTCTTAATCCAATCAATATGACCTACTGGTTTAGTTGCGTCGGCATAAGCATCGGACATTTGTCTTAGGCTTTGTTCAAACGCCAGAGGATGAAGCATAAAAAATCCTGCAAACGTTGTATAGTTTATAGTATCAAAGTATAACTCTTCTACTGCTGTGCAATCATAAGCTAATTTTATTCCTTTGTAAGGGAATTTACTTTTTACATATCTTTCAACTTCAACTAGGTGTGACATTTTAGGATGCCATCCTATATTAGTTGTGCCTTGTTCAAACTCTTCTGTTGATTTACTAGCTCCATAAATACTTTGTGCAACCGCACTATCTAAGTTATCGCTAACGTTTGTATCTTTAGGCATAGAAGTTTGTTGTCCTTGATGTTGAGTTAGTTGTATTAAACGTTGTAGTGGTACTTTTTGATGTGTTAAACGTAGTGGTTGTACTCTGAGTAGTATTGAACGTTGTCGTGGTACTCTTAGAAGTATTGAACGTTGTCGTTGTAGAATGTGACGTACCATACGTTGTGGTTGTAGAATGTGATGTGCCATACGTTGTAGTATAACTTGTTGTAGTAGTTGATGCTGCTGTTCTATTGACGTACCAGTAAGGGTATCCATCATTTAAGTTAAAATAAAGTCCTTGCTTATAATAGGTATATCCTCCACCACTAATTGAGTTTGTACCATGTCCACCACCCATATTTCTGTAAGGAGTTGCGCCCCAGTATATATTAACCCCTGACCAAGGTGCGCTTATCCACCAATCATTTGCCCCTCCATATTGAGTAACTGTACTAGATGTACTATGTGATGTACTATGTGATGTGTTATACGATGTTGTGGTACTATGTGAAGTGTTGTAAGATGTTGTAGTTGAGTTACTAGTACTGTAAGTTGTCGTAGTAGAATTAGAAGTACTAAACGTAGTAGTGGTACTATTTGAAGTTGAATATGTAGTTGTAAATGTAGAAGAAGTACTAAACGTTGTATTGAACGTAGTAGTAAATTCTTTTATACCATTTATAAACCAAGACATTAAGCAAAATCTCCAATGTAGTTCACTAATATGTTTGAACTATCTAACACATAATATGATAACACACTTATTTCGTTAGCGTTAGTAGCTTGAACAATGGCTGCACCGTTAACTGGTGTTTTACATTCTGCAGGTAGAGTAAAAGATCTACCGCCTGTACCATCCTGTACAAATACTATGTTACCAAAACGTCCTGCATCTTTGTTTGAAAATGCAAAGGTTGTGTTAGCTGTCATGTTTACCTTAAAGTTATTAGCAGCAGCAAGATCTATGGTAACTGTGCTGCCCCCACCTGCTACGGTATCTTGATCCTGCCGTAGGCCGCCTGTCATAGTACCACCTGCTAGGGGTAACTTTGCGTCTAACTGTGTCTGTACTGCAGATGTAACACCATCTACATAGTTAAGTTCGGCTGTGGTTGCAGTCACACCGTCTAGTAAATTTAACTCAGCAGCCGTTGATGTAACTCCATCAAGAATATTTAACTCAGCAGCCGTTGATGTGACACCATCTAAGATGTTCAATTCAGCAGCAGTTGAAGTTACAGTTGTACCATTAATAGATAATGCATCTGTTTCTAATGTTCCATCAATATCAGCATCACCTGATATGTCTAAAGTGGCAGCATCTAATTCACCTGTAATAGTGAAGTTTCTTACACCTGTATAATCTTTATTAGCATCAAGTATAACTGCTTTAGAAGCTATGGCAGTACCAACAGCAGTTGAACCTAAGTCAAGAGCATTAAGCTCACCTACGACTGCTGTAATGCCATCTAAGGTATTTAACTCGGCAGCGGTAGATGTAACACCATCAAGAATATTTAGTTCTGCAGCCGTAGCTGTTACCCCATCCATGATGTTTAGCTCTGCAGTAGTTGCAGTAACACCGTCTATGATATTTAGTTCTGCAGTAGTTGCAGTTACACCATCCAGTATGTTTAATTCTGTTGTAGTCGCAGTTACACCGTCTAATAGATTTAGTTCTGCAGGAGTTGAGGTAATAGACTGACCGCCTACCTGTAACGTAGTAGCATTTATTTCACCTGATGATCCGTAAATTACACCCTTACTATTAACTACAGTACCTGCGCTAGACCCGTCTACAAGATTTAATTCTGCTGCTGTTGATGTTACACCATCAAGAATATTTAGTTCTGCAGCAGTTGAGGTAACTCCATCTAGTATGTTAAGCTCTGCTGCTGTGGAAGTGACACCGTCAAGTATGTTAAGCTCTGCTGCTGTGGAAGTGACACTTGTTAGATCTGTAGGTGCAATAGCAATATTACCAGTACCATCAAAACTTTGACCTGCTATTGTACGTGCGTTTGCTAATGCTGTTGCTGTGGACGCATTACCTTCTAAGGCAGCTACAATAGTACCTGCTGTACCACTAAATACTTCGCTTGAGTTTGTTGCATCTGGAATAAAAGTAAATTTACCTGTACTGTCATCAAAGCCAAAGAAACCTACTTTAGCTGCAGATCCGTTGTGCCAACGAAATTCTATGCCTCTGTCTTTGTTGTCATCAGATCCAGGCGCTGAGTCGCCACCTATTGTAAACACAGGGTCATCAACAGTAGTGGTTGTACTGTTTACTGTAGTAGTTGTTCCGCTAACTGTTAGATTACCTGAGACAGTTAGGTTACCACTTGCATCTAAGAACACAGCCTTACTTGAAGGATATGTCATAAAGACGTCTTTAGTACCTGCAGCTAAGTCAACTGCATTGTTGGAATTAGAACTAGCTATAACTGTGGTACGAGTAAGAGTGTTACCTGTATTCCACGTTCCTAGCCCTACTTCCCATTCATTTACACCTGAAGCGGTATGTGCAATGGCGTAGTAAGTCGTGTCACCATTGGACATGTAGTCTGTGAATGCTTTGAAGGTAGCCCCTGCACCTGCTAGACTTATTGCGCCTGTGCCTGTAGTAGTGGTTCCTTCTTTTACACGATCTTTTAATATTAATGCCATTGCACTTTACCTTTAAGCTATGCGGATAACAGCGTTTGAAGCGTCTGCAGTTGGGAAAACAACTGTAAAATCACCTGATGTAGATGTAACGTTACCGCCAAAACTAAACACTGCTATAGCTTTGTTGCTTACTGATGAGTTGTAAATAATAGCACCAGCCGCTGTAATAGTTAAGTTTGTAAAAACTTCATCAGCAAAGTCAACTAGAGCAGTCGATCCTGATAGTGAGATTGCTGCACTGTCTAAGGCTTGACCACCTGCTGAGTAGTTTGTACCTGTAGCTTCATCAGAGTTACCTGTTAGATCAGAATAGTTTGTAGTGGCTGCACCATAACTACCTGACTGCGAGGCTTTAATTAGAGCTATTTTCAAAGTATGGGTATCTAAGTCGTGAACACCTCCAAGAAGCTCTTGCTTGAAGCTGTTACACATTGCCGTTGTGATTGCCATTTGGAAATGTCCTTATGTTAATGGGAAAATGCACAAAGAGGCCACCCGAAAGCAGCCTCTAAGTTTATCTTTATTAAGCAGCGTTATAACGTGCTGTGACCAATGCTTGTGGGCGCAAGATTTTACGTCCGTAAAGGTGCATACCACGTACAATGTCTGCGAATGAATCAGGATCTCTGTAGTTCTCAACTTTAGAGATTTGCTCTGCAGTTGCTACACCTTCTTCTTGACCTGCTAGGATGATACCGAAGTTGTCATCTTGTGCAGTTGTGCCAGAAGTTCCTGCTCCAGTACCGTCTGATGGTAGGTTGTTTGAAACATGGACTTTAAAGCCGTGAATGTTTCCTGCAACCAATCCGTTTTGTAGACCTGCTCCACCGAAGTCTGAATTTAGAAGACGTGAATCTTCGTCCTTCAACATTTCCATGAAGATTGGGTCAACAACCAAGTAACGTCCACGTGAGTCAACGTTGCCTGTGTCCAACTGTCTAGCCATTCTTGCAATAAGCTGTAATGGTGATGCAGTTGTAGTTGCTTTTGCAGTAGCGCCTGGTAGTCTAGGTGCTAGAGGGATAGAGTCGCCAGTTGTAGAACCTGAAGCTGAAGTTGTGATGTTAGTCATG